GTCTGCGCCGCTGGAGATCGGCTCGTTCGCGAACGGTGCGTCGGAACGGCTGTACGGCGACGTGGGCCGGTGCATCGTGCGTTCCGGGTTCGGCGGCGCGGTGGTCGCGGACTTCAACGCCAGCGATTGCTACGGCGACGGCTACACCCATACCGACGGGTATCGGTGGACGCTAGGCCTCCCGAAGGTCTACGACCGGTCGGGAAATAACCATCCGCCCGCAGTGTTCGGTGCCGGGTCGAACCAGCCGAAGTGGCTGCCATGGGACGGCACCCCGTCGGTGTACCTGCCTGGCACAGCGGGTAACGCCATCTCCACCCCCCATGCGGCATCCCACGACATCACTGGTGACATCGAAATCGTCGCCAACGTGGTTCTGAGTTCTGTGACCGTGGCACAACGTATCGTCAGCCGAGGCACGGCATCGTGGGCGATGTTCATCACTTCATCGAACACGCTTGGTTTGGCGTTCCGATTCGGTGGGTCGATGGTCTACAGCGCCGTCGCGTTGGGAGCAGCGATCGACGTACCGTTGTGGGTCAAGATCACGAGGTCCGCAGCGACTGGGATTGTCAGTTTCTACGCCGCATCCGATAGCCGCGTCGAGCCGACGTCGTGGACGTCCCTCGGCACCACGACCCCCTCGGGTTCTGGCGCTATGGACCCGATCACTACATCTATGTTCCTGGGTGCATATGCCACTACGGGCGAGAACATGGCTGGTGAGATCCGCAACGTTATCGTCCGCAATGGAATTGGTGGCCCGTCGGTCATCAACTTCGATGCAGCGTTGTGCAGCCAGTCGGGGTGTACGGACAGCGTCGGGAACGTGTGGACCGTGAACCGTCACACGTCGGGTCGCAAGGCGGTGGTGCAGTCCCCGGCCGCTTCGTCGGCGCGCACGGCGTGGTTGTTCGGCACCTACGACTACGCCACCTTTGCCGCCGCCTCACTGCCCCCAGCGGCAGCGGCGAACGCGTTCACTGTCGTTGCTGTCGGCCGCACCTGGGCCACCCCCGTGTCGTCAGGCCGCTTGTTCGACAGCCGCAATGGGGCGGGTGCGGGGGTCAGCATTCTCAACTTCGGTACCGCCGCACAACACTACGCGTCGCTCTCCGATGGTGTCACCACGGTCGACACGTCGGCTGTCGCTCCCACTTACACGGCAGGGCAGCGGGTCGCTTTCGCCGCCGTGGTCAACGGCACAACCAACCTCGTCACCTACTCCAACGCCACAGCGTCGACAGCGGTGTCGCCGGCATCGGTGACCGGCTCTCGGACTGCCAGCCTGGACCCGGCGCGCAGCGGCGCGGACGCGACGGTGATTGCCATTAGGCAAGGGCGTGACATTGTGCGGATTGACCGGCACAGGGGCGACGACACCATGACGGTGGTCGGGCATATTATTGAGGTGATTGACGAATTCAAACCGACGCTGGTCGTGATTGACGAGGGTGGCTTGGGTGCAGGGATTGTCGACCGCTTGAAAGAGCAGCGCTACAAGGTCAAGGGCATCAACTTTGGTAATAAGTCCAAAAATCCCATCATGTACGGCAACAAAAGGGCTGAGATGTGGGGGTCGATGAAAGATTGGCTCAAGACCGCATCAATTCCGCTTGACAGATTTCTCAAAACTGATCTAATTTCGCCTATGATGAAACCCGACTCTAAGGGTACAATCTTCTTAGAGTCGAAAAAGGACATGAAGGCACGGGGTTTAGCATCACCAGACGCGGCAGACGCGATCTGCGTCACGTTTGCATACCCTGTGGCCCACCGTGAGGCGCGTGAACCCACGCAGCGCCGCACGTACAGCGATCGAAGCGTGGTCACTACTTCTTGGATGGGGTCATAATGCCACTTGTAAAGTCTAAATCGCCCGAAGCCTTCCGCAAGAACGTCGCCGCTGAAGTTAAGGCTGGCAAGCCCGTCAAACAGGCAGTGGCCATCGCTTATTCGGTTAAGCGGGCATCCCCACCTATGAAGAAGAAATAACATGGCAGACCCAACAGGCATGGTTGCCGCTGCGAATGTAGCAGCTGGTGGCAAACCCCCAAAGAGTGACTCTGACATACTAACCGTTGCACGCGCACGTTTGGACATGGCTGTTTCTGCCCTTGCTGAGTCACGCGAAGACGAAATCGACGACTTACGGTTTTACGCTGGATCACCTGACAACCATTGGCAGTGGCCTGCTGACGTTTTAGCTACTCGCGGTGCGGTTCAGGGTCAAACAATCAATGCGCGCCCGACATTGACGATCAACAAACTGCCGCAACACGTTCGTCAGGTGACGAATGACATGCGTCAGAATAGACCAGGCGCTAAAGTCATCCCCGTTGACGACGACGCTGACGTTCAAGTTGCTGAAATCTTCAACGGCATGATTCGCCACATTGAATACATTTCTGATGCGGACGTGGCATACGACACCGCCTGTGAAAATCAAGTGGCTTACGGTGAGGGTTACATCACCCTGATGACCGAGTATTGCGAACCCAACACGTTTGATCAAGACATTAAGATTGGCCGTGTGCGCAATAGTTTCAGCGTGTACATGGATCCCCTTATCCAAGACCCAACGGGTGCGGATGCTAAATATTGCTTTATCACCGAAGACCTGACTAAAGCTGAATACGAGCGTCAATACCCAGATGCTGCGCCTATTTCGACTTTACAGTCTTTGGGTGTGGGTGATCAATCAATTAGTAACTGGTTAAACGAAGACACTGTTCGCATTGCGAGTTATTACTACATCGACTACGAAAAAGCCAAGTTGAACATGTACCCAGGCGGGCAAACGGCGTTTCAAAACACCCCCGAAGATAAGCAACTCAGGGCATTTTACGGCGAACCCAAGCGCACACGCGAGTCGGTCAACCCCAAGGTCAAGTATTGCAAGATCAACGGCTACGAAATCTTGGAACAAAACGATTGGGCCGGCAAATGGATTCCTGTCATCCGCGTGGTTGGCAATGAGTTTGAGGTTGACGGTCGGCTATACGTCAGCGGCTTGGTGCGTAACGCCAAAGATGCCCAAAGAATGTACAACTATTGGGTGTCACAAGAGGCAGAAATGCTTGCCTTGGCGCCTAAAGCACCGTTCATCGGCTACGGCGGCCAGTTTGAGGGCTACGAAGACAAGTGGAAGACAGCCAACACCAACAATTGGCCGTACCTTGAGGTCAATCCAGACGTTACAGACGGCCAAGGTGCGGTCTTGCCACTACCCCAGCGTGCGCAGCCACCAATGGCCTCCAGCGGGCTATTACAGGCCAAAGCTGGCGCATCTGAGGACATTAAGTCCACAACGGGCCAGTACAACGCCAGTTTAGGCATGGGAAGCAACGAACGCTCAGGAAAAGCAATCCTTGCACGCCAGCGCGAAGGCGATGTAGGCACATACCATTACGGCGACAACCTAACCCGTGCAGTTCGCCACGTTGCACGCCAACTGGTTGACCTGATCCCTAAGATTTACGACACACAACGTATCGCCCGCATCATTGGTGAAGACGGCGAAACGAAAATGGTCAAGATCAACCCTGAGCAGCAAGAGCCAGTCAAGAAGATTATTGACGAGCAAGGTGTTGTCATTGAAAAAATCTACAACCCCGGCGTTGGCAAGTATGACGTGGTGGCCACGACAGGCCCAGGCTACGCAACCAAGCGCCAAGAGGCTTTGGAGGCCATGGCTCAACTGTTGCAAGGCAACCCACAACTGTGGCAAGTAGCTGGCGACTTGTTTGTGAAGAACATGGACTGGCCGGGCGCTCAAGAAATGAGCAAACGGTTTGCCAAGACCATTGATCCTAAGTTGATGGAAGACGGCGACGAAAGCCCTGCTTTACAAGCTGCCCAACAACAGATTCAAGCCATGGGTGCTGAGATGGAGCAAATGCACAGCATGCTTCAGAACGTCAGCCAGTCCATTGAGATGCAAGACATGGAGCGTAAGGAATTTGAGGCTCAAATCAAAGCATACGACGCAGAAACTAAGCGTATTTCCGCAGTTCAAGCTGGAATGACCGAAGAGCAGATTCAAGACATTGCCATGGGCGTGGTTGCTGCGGCCATGGAGTCACAAGTTATGATGATGCCATCTGTGCGTGAAGCTGAAGAAATGATGCCTGAAGAGATGCCCCCACAAGGAATGCCACAATGAAAGCAGCTGATTTTTTAGGTTTGTTGTTTTTGGCTAGAGACGTCGCACACAGTGTTCACTTGAACACCCGAAGCTACTCCAAGCATCAAGCCCTTAACATTTTTTACGAGCGCATTATTGGTGTGGCTGATGACTTTGCTGAAACCTATCAAGGCAGGCATGGACTTATTGGGCCAATCACATTGAATTCGCCTAAAAAAA